CCACGCTGTCGAACTAGCCGAACGGTACGCGTCGTTCACGCTGTACTCGAGATCGACAAGGTTCTCGTAGGTCGGTGTGATCAGAGTGCCGCCAGTAGCGACCGTGCCGTTAGCGCCGGTAACAGCGCCTCCGATCATGGCACCAGCGATAGCGGCATTGACCTTGCGGCCAACCGCACGTCCGATGTCACGGGCCAAGAAAGCCACCAGGTCAACCCCGTTGTCGGAAACCACTTCGGTCGCAACGTCGATCAGCTCACCATACTTGACAGGCGTCAAAGTCAGCTTACCGAACGTCGGATCAGAGCCNGCAAAAGCAGTACCCTGACCTGCGACCTGAGTCGCAGCGGCATGAGTAATTACCTTGCCGAAGTCCATCGTCTCACCGCCGGCAGTCACGACCTGATTGGTCGGCATACGAAGCGCCGAGATATTGGCTTCCAGCACCTCGTAGAGCTGACGGTCAAGGACAGTAGGCACCACAGAACCGGCCGAACCTGTATCCCAAGCGATGGCACGAATCTCCTCAGGGCTTGCACCCATACGGAGAAGCTGACGCTCACGCATCACACCGGTCACGTTGGTACGGATACCGTTGATGTTCATGCCGTTGAAATCGGGAGTTGACTCGCGGGACTCACCGCGTGCCCAGTCACGAATCCGAAGATTCATGTTGCCGGTCTCAGCGGTCTCATCAACCTCCGAGTTGAAAGCCTCCGACTGTGCAGCCCTGATGGCAGCAGCTTCACGCTCCGAAGTCTCACGAGAAATCAGCTCATCGTGTTCAGAAGCGAGATTGTCCAGGCGTTCGTTGTAACGGTCCCACTGGGCGCGCTGCTCCCCCGACATCTCTTCGCCCTTAAGGTCCTCAAGGAACCCCTTGGCTTCGGACCAAACCCGGTTACGGGTTTCAGTGAGCGCATTAGCACGCTCAATAACAGTAGACATTTTGCAACCTCCAAGCTGCGTAGAATCATGGTTTGTTTTCTTGAGGTGGTGCCGTGGTGTGGTGCCGACCACAAAATCGGTCCGAGACCAGGCCCGAGCTCAGAACTTATGCGACGATCGAAGCGAACCGACCGCTTACCGACGCCGAAACAGGAGTCGAAGAAATAGAAGAAGAAGCGACCCGCAGCTCGAAATCTACGACCTCGGCCTCAGTGTTGGTAGCTGTGCCAGACATCGTCAGAACCTTTTACCCAACAATGCGATCATCTCCGGAGTCACAACATCAAGCGACTTCCCTTGAATCTCGCCAGAATTCTCCGCTTCCTCATCCGCAAGCAACGAACGAAGATGAGCGATAGCCCGCTCAATCTCAGCCGGAGCCAAATCAACCTCACGGACACGCATCAGCTCATCAACCACAGACCTGACACTCGCCGCAGTCACATCGTTAGCGCCCTGCTCCACAGCCGAAACCTCACGCAACGCCAACTCGGTAACAGTCCTCTGAGTAAACGTCTCGTTCCAAACGTCGCCGCCAGCAACATCAGCAAACCCTATAGACATCTCCGAAATCTCGCCACGCGAAACAGCAGACCGAAGAACCTGCACGTCCGGACGGTTCGCGTCCAACGAAGCCGTCACACGCAAATTCGGATCGGCTGTGAGCTTAAGAGTCCCAGCCCGACGCGTAGCCAACGGGATCGCCCGATGATTATGGTTCACAAACAACGAAACACGGTTATCGGGATTGCCAAGCGTCCGAGCAAAAGCCCCTGCGGCGATCGTCTCAGAATACGTGCCGAACGCGTCACGAACCTCGTATGCGTGATCGACCGTACAAGCCACGCCCTCAAACGTCACAACATCAGGGCTCGATCCGTCACGGAGCTCCAGNCCCGCCAAACCAAACGTGCGTCTCTGAAACCCCTGAGCCTGTCGGATAGAAAGATCGTTTGTCATTGGCTGCCTCCAGCAGACGAATTAGATATGGCCGAAACGTCAGGAACCGGCAACGGCCCCAACCCCAGAATCTCACGGACCTCGTTGACAGTAAAAAAGCCTGCACCAAGCCCAACCGCAAGCGTCTCATACGACTCTCGTGTGTTGCCACGCAGCCGAGAATCAACGTCGAACTTGTAGGACCCCCCAGGAACCCACGGAGACAACGACGTTTCGATCCTGCGCATCCACGGCATCAACGCAACCTGCATCCTGCGCGTGTTCCGCTGCTCCAAGTTCGCATACGTCAGGCTAACACCATCAACCGGAATACCTAAATCCGAAGGGTCAAGCAGAAAGATCTGGCCCGCTATCTCCGCAGCATTCCACTTCCGTGTCGCCAAAAACTGAGCCTGCTCATTATTGACACCCGTAGGCTTCCACGAAGCACCCGAAGCCAAAACCCCCGGCATACCACGACCCGACCGCTGCCTCTTCTTACGCCACTGCGAAGCCAACCCCCTCGCAGTCTCAGGCTGCATAGGATGAGGCACCTCAATCACGCCAGGCATGTTGCCCTCACCGTCAAAAAACTCGGCCCCATACTTCGTAGCAGCCAAACCCAAACCGATCGTCTGACGACACCACTCAACCGGAGACATCCCGACAAGATCACCCGGACGCATACGGCCCGGAATATGGATCACAGGAACCTTCGGACGGACACCCCCGACAAGCACAACCTTGCGACCGTTCTCACGAACAACCGAAACCTTCGACGGATTCAAAACGTCGATCGCAGCCACAACACCCGGCCGCGACTCGATAACCGCCAAATATGCGTTGCCGTCAATCAACAACGACCAGACGATCTGGGCCATCCACGGGATACGACCCAGCCCCTCAGACGGGTTATCAACCCAGCCCGGACGCTTACCGTCACCAGTCAAAACCGGCAACGTCGAAATCTCGTCGGTGATAAAAGATGCTGAACCGTACACAGCCAAAAGCTGCGGAGCGGTCACAGAATTCACATCAGCGCCAGCCCACGTAGGCGTCGAATCGACGCCCCAAACACCCCAGCCGGAATAGCCGGACTGATCAAACGGCAAAGAACCAACAGACCGGAAACGGTCAAACAGAGCGTCAAGCATCAGGCCTGCCTATCGAAAGCCACACCGACAAACAGCGCAGACAAGCCACCAGCGACACAACCCCCAGCGACACCAGAAGCCAAAACGCCTCCGACAATGACAGAAACCATGCCGGCGAGTTGCAAAAAAGAAGCTACGAACCTCATGAACCATCCTCTAGAAAATCGTCCAAATCTACGAACATGTCATCCCCCGAAGGCAACGCCGCCGACGGCACACGAACCAGCGCACACGTAGCAGCCACAAACGGCGAAATGTTTACCTTCGACGAACGCCTCGACCATGTCACAACATCCCCAGAACTACGGGTAGCAAGACCCGACACAGCCGAATCCATCTCCGGCTGGCCTCTGTGACGGAGAGCCCCGTCAAGAACACGCGCGGCAACCAACCCGCACGCCTCAGCGTACTCCGCAGGCGTCAACTCGTCCAACTCGACGCCGGCAGCAACCAAATCTGCCTTCCAAGCCTTCGCCGGAGACCCCGGAGGGAGAATCAACGAAGTGCCATGCCCGTCCGTGAACTGCTTCGCCAACGAAACCAAATCCTTCATCTGAGGTGGCGGCACAAAATACCGTGTCGAAACGTGCGACATCCCATCCTCACGCTCCCCTGCGATAGCAAACGCAGCAGAAGTCCGATCCGGAGGGACATCCAAACACAAACGGACAGTGCCATCCACCGGCAAAGAATTGCCGTCGATCAGCTCACCCCAACGGGCAGGAGAAACCGGCCGGTCAACCTCAGCGTCCTGCTCAGCAACCCCAACCCTCTCACGAGCAAACTCCGCTTCAAGGTCCGAATCGCCAGACATCAACTTCCGCTCCGACCGTATGTACTCCTCCGAAATGCGTATCCCCAACCCCGGATTCGCCCGATACCAGGCATCAACATCATCAGGAACAGTACCAACCTCGTTCCCCCACTCCGCATAGAAAAGCCGGTCATCTTCCTGATCGCCGCGACCACGCGCAACCAGATTACGCAACACCGTCGACTCGGCCTTCGGAGCAGAAGACATGTACCACACTTGAGCCATAGGCCTCGTAGCCAAAGTCGGAATAATCGCACCGATAGCATCAGCCGACAGATACAGCGCCTCATCAAAAACGACGACATCGCCAGAAAAACCACGCCCCGGCTGACGCGCCCGAGACACGAAACGGATACGACGGTTGCCTTTCAACTCGATCGCCTCAGCACCGTTCTTACGAGACACATGCTTCACGAGCCGCCCGAAATCCTCAAACTCTTCCGCATACCGTTCCATCCTGCGGAAATGCTCCAACGTCGTGTCAGCACGATGAGCCGTATGAGTAATCAGCTCATCACCGAACAACACGACACCAGCCAGCTCACGCGCCTCAAGGATCGCGTTCTTGCCGTTCTGCCGCCCGACGATCGTCGCAGCCTCAAACGCCGCCCACGTCCCATCTGCACGCTCACCAAGAGACTCGGCCAAAACCCACTGCTGCCATTCATCCAAAATCAGGCCGGCAGCAGCAGCCAAATCGACAGCCTCAGCCCCCGCGCTGCTTACCACGTGCGACGGGCTTCGATGCCACAGCGGCCTTTGATCTCCGACTCTTCCTACGCTTCGCGAGCTCATCTATTTTCGATCCTTTGGCAGTACCGGCAAGTTCATCAAGCTCCTGCAACGTAATCCTCCGTTCCCGGAGAAGCGCCGAAAGCTCATGAGGCTCAGCACCCCGAATCGCCTTATTAAGCCAAGTAATATGTTTCGTTAACTCTACCTTACGCGCTGCCATGGTTCTCCCAGAATCGGCTGGAGGGGTATCAAAAAAG